CCGAGGAATGAGGGGTGGGGGCGGGGTGCCAGCTCCACGCCCGCCTGCTGTTTTGAAGTTTCGATATAGATTCCAATCCAGCCCTCGGCGGTATCCAATCCAAACGATTCGACACCTGAACATTCGTATGGTATCGATTCGTGATGCCGCGCAATTCGGACTTCCACTCCGGCAATATCGGCGCCAAGAATTGGTCCTCGATTGTCGTCAAGCTCTGTCCCGATGACCGGGCGCGGCTCGTGAAGCTGACTCATGACCGAGGCAAGACGGCCAGTGCCGTAATTCGCGAGCTCCTTCGCGACGCGTCGGAATTGGAGCTTGCATCGGAGGCGCGATGATTCGCTGGCTCCTGTCCTGGCTGTTCCCCGTCTGGACCCTCCTCCCCCGCGCTCGAGCGCTCGGGAGTGTCACCTTCCAAACCGTCGATGGCGTCGGCTGGATGTGCACCATCCGCCCGCCGCTTTCGCAGCGGCCCCGTCGCGGCGCCATCAACGCGTGGCACGGCGGCGGGAAAACGATGGGGGCCGCCCTCCGCGCTGCGCTCGGCGAGGTGGAGGCCAAGCCCTCCGAGTCGTTCGAGGGCGCCGCGTTCGCGCCGCGGTTGGGCGGCAAGGAGTTCGACGATGAGTGAGTCCTCTCGGCTGGTGGTGGCTCCGCCGGAGGTCCGGGCTCAGGTGCTGTCGATGATTCAGCATCTCGGGGTCAGAGAGACCGCGAAGCGACTCGGCATCGGTCGCGACTCTACCCGGAGGATTCGGGAAGGGGTTCCGGTCACGCTGGCCACGTGGATGCTGGCGCAGTCGAAGCTTGGCGGGGCGGAGTTCGATGATGGGTGACCCCTATCGCACGCTCAAGCAGCTCTTGAACGCGACGCTCACGGTGAGGCAGGAGCACGACTTCATCGGAGGCCAGGCCCTCGGCTGGGCCTTCGAGTGCGTGCGGCCGACCCCGACGCTGATGCAGACGGCGTACGAACACTGCAAACGACATCGGGTGGACGTTGCCTAGCCTCCGCGCAACCGGCGACCGCGTCCTGCTCCGCCGCGTGCTCCAGCGTGGCCGGCTCATCGCCCACGTCGGCGAGCAGATGGGCATCACGGACAGCGTGCTGCAGCTCGGCGAAGTGGTCGGCCTGGGCTCCGAGTGGACGGCCGGCCGATACCGGCAGCTCGGGCTCGAGGTCGGCGACCTGGTGGTCTACCCCACGCCGCGCATCGACGACCACTTCCGCTGGCACTTCGGCGACAACGGCGGCGAGTGCGACGTGATCGTGCTCCCCGGCTACTGGGTGAGCGCCATCGTGAAGAGCTGGTTCCTCGCCGACAACCCGGAGCTTCGCGAGTACGGGGACACCCTCAAGTGACCCTGCCCATCCTCATCCGCGAGATGGCCTGCGAGGAGATGCCCCTCGTTCTCTCCGACTGGAAGAAGGACCTGTGGGACGCGCGGCCGGCATGGGGGCGCGCGCTGCGTTCCGAGGAGTGGTGGGCGCTCGTCAACCACGTCATTGACCATGTCACCCTCCCCTCCGCGACCGTGTGGATGGCCTGCCACCGAAACGAGCCGAGCGTGCCGCTCTCTTGGATGGCGGCCCGAGACGGCAAGCGACTGCACGCACATGCGCGCATCAGCATTCACCAGGAGCCGGAGCTCGCCGCCAGTCTCTACAAGGCCCTAATCGAGTACACGCCCAAGTGGGACATCCTCGATGCCTTCAACCCTTTCCTGGAGCTCAAAAGACCATGACCCGCCGACTTGCTCGCGTTGCCCTCGTTCACCCGCTCCCGGATATGGGCGATCGCACGGTCCAGGGCATCACGACCCTCATCGCCAACGAAGAGTGGCAATTGGATACTGATTACCACCGAGGCTCAATCGGTGACGTGATCGTGTTTCGAAACACGAACGTTCACGCGAAGGGCGTCGAGCCTAATTGGGAGTGGTACGCCGCCATTCCGACTGCCAATATCAAGGCGTACCGGCTCGCCGGCGAGCTGCCCGGACTGACCGATGGCGAATCGCAAACCCAGAATCCGCCGAGTCGCTCCGCCAGCGCCTCCGCCAAGTGACGAGGCCCGCCGCGACAAGGCTGTCCGGTTCTTCCTCCATGCATTGAATCCCGTCGAGTTCGCGAATGAAGCTCTCTCTTTCACCCCCGACCCGCAGCAAGAGCACGCGCTCACGTGCCGGAAGGACCGCATCGTCCTCAACTGGGCGAGGCAGCGAGGGAAGAGCGACATCGTCGCGCTGCGTGCGCTCCACCGGGCCGTCTTCCATCCGCGGAGCATGATCTTGATCGTCTCCGCGTCCGAAGACCAAGCGCTCGAGGTGCTCCGCAAGGTGAACATTCACCGCTCGCGCCTGAAGCTCGACGGCCGGCCGCTCGAAGACAACAAGATGTCGCTCGAGCTCGCGAACCGCTCGCGCATCCTGGCGCTACCTGCCTCGGTCGGCACCATCCGCGGCTACTCGGCGGTGGACCTGCTCATCGAGGACGAGGCCGGCGAGGTCCCGGACGACCTCCACGAGACGATCAAGCCGATGCTCCAGGTCTCGAACGGGACGATGTTCCTGATGGGGACCCCGAAAGGCCCGAAGGGGCACTTCGCACGCATCTGGCACGACGGCGGCGAGGAGTGGGAGAAGTCTCGCAGCACGGCGTGGGAGAACCCGCGCGTGCGCAAGGCGCTTCTCGAGCGCGAGCGCGACCACTGCGATCGCATGGGCAAGACGCTCTGGTTCCAGCAGGAGTACGAGTGTGCGTTCATCGCAACGGGCGCGGGTCTCGTCTATCCATTCGACCGCAAGAAGAACGCCACGGAGGCGATTCGCCTCGACGGCTCGTGGCAGTTCGTTCTCGGTATCGACTATGGCTACACGGAGTCGACGGCGTACGTCGTACTCGGATGGCAGCGCCACGATCCTCACGTCTACGTGGTCGAGAGCTTCAAGCGTGAGAAGCTCCTTGCGAGCGAAGCGGCGGAAGTCGCCCTCGCGCTGACGAAGAAGTACCCGTTCGCGCGCATCGTTGGCGACGTCGGCGGCCTCGGCAAGGGCTACGTCGAGGAGGCTCGTCGCCGCTATCGACTCCCGATCGAGAAAGCCGACAAGAACAACAAGCGAGGCTTCATTGACCTCTTCGTCGCCGACCTTCGCAGCGGGCATCTCAAGGTGTTCCCCGGCAACGAGGAGCTCGTTGCGGAGTGGAGCGCTCTTCCTTGGGACGATGAGCGGGAAGCGCCCGCCGCAGACTACGACGACCACCTTGCGGACGCGTGTCTGTACGCATGGCGCGCGACCTACGGCTACCTCGAAGAGATTCGGCGCACCGGGCCGGCGCCCGGATCGCCGGAGGCTCTGGCGGCTGAGGCCGAAGAAATGCTCACGCGACGGCTCGAAGAGGTCGCGCGACCGCAAGCGGAGTGGTGGGACGGACCGCGACGCGTCGAAGACGTCGGAGGAGACACATGGCTAGGGCTCAACTGAACAACGCGGTCTCCGACCTCGAGGCGGTCGTGAAAACGATGCGCAAGCTCGGGGTCGCCTCGTGGGCCAACAGCCCGATCGGCGACATCGTCCTTGGCATGGAGCCGCCGCCCCGCGCGACGAAGGCGGACCCGGACCCGAAGGCCGACCGACGGGCCTACTACACCGAGGTGCTTGGGCGGCCCGTGCCGGACGCGGAGCTGGAGAAGCTGCCGTGAGCTTGAAGAAGGCACTTCGGAACGCTCGTCGCAGGCTCGGCGAAACGCCCCCAACCGTACAGCGCGTCTCCAAGGGAACGTCCACCGTCACGCTGCCCGAGATGACGGTAGACCGCACCGAAGAGTTCGTCGCTCAGGCCGTGGCTGCGCGGCCCACCGCCGGCATCGACGCGCAGCTAGCGAAGGCCATGGAACTGAGCCGCGGGTCGATCCACCCGAAACGCGCCCGCGAACTGATTCGGAGACTCCGCAATGGCTAAGCTGAAGACCATCGAACGCCCCGTGGATGCGTCGACGACCGACCTGCGTTGGGAGGTCGCCATTGACGACCACACCAAGGAGAAGGACGCGCACCACATCTTCACGAAGTGGGCGGACACCGTTCGCGAGCGGCCGGCCTCCATCGAGCGTCGCAAGCGCAACCTGCTCTACGCGAGCATGTACTCCAACCTCCCGATGCTCGGCTTCGGCGTGAACCAGTACACGCGGAGCATGCAGAGCCAGGGCATCATCAGCCTGAACGTGACGCAGAACGCGATCGACTCGCTCGTCGCGAAGGTCTGCAAGAACGACACGCGGCCGATGTTCACGACTGTCGAGGGCGATTACGAGCTCCGTGAGAAGATGGAGAACGCGGACAAGTACGTCGACGGCACGTTCTTCAACAACGGCTACTACACCGACACGCACCCGGGCGCGGTGCTCGACTGCAGCATCTACGGCCTCGGCATCGTCAAGAACCACGAGGTCGACGGCGAGGCGTGCAACGAGCGGACGTTCTGCCACGAGATGATTCTCGACGACCGCGAGTGCATGTACGGCAACCCGCGGCGCCCGGCGCAGCGGAAGTACTACGACAAGCAAGAGGCGTTCGACCGGTTCCGGAAGAAGGACGGCGAGGGCGGCGCGAAGGAGTGGAACGACGACCTCGCGCGCGCGATCGCGAGCGGTGGCGCAGAGAACGACCCGGACTACGGCGACTTCGACCGGGACGAGCAGTCCGACCAGATCCTGGTCTACGAGGGCTACGTGCTCCCGCGCGCCGGAGGCCGGGGAGCCTTCATCCAGTGCATCCGCGGCAAGACGCTGAAGCTCCGCAAGTGGACGGACAAGGAGAGCCCGTTCAACTTCCTACGCCCTATGGTGCAGATGAGCGGGCTCTACGGCATCGGCTGCGCGGAGAAGATCATCGGCATCCAGCGCGAGATCAACCGCCTCATCCGAGACATCCAGATGGCGATGCATCTCATCGCCAAGCCGCACTGGATGGTGGAGGCGAGCAGCAACGTGCTCGCGTCGTCGCTGAACAACGACATGGCGACGATCATCAAGTACAGCGGCGCCGTTCCGCCGAGCGTGTACACACCGCAGGCGATGAGTGAGCAGGTCTTCGCCCACCTGCAGTTCCTCTACAAGACGGCCTACGAGATCATCGGCGTCAGCCAGCTCAGTGCGCAGAGCCAGAAGCCGGCGGGCATCGACTCCGCCGTCGGCCTCCGGACCTACCAGAACATCGAGACGGAGCGCTTTTCGCAGTTCGTGAAGGCGAGCGAGGCATTCGCCGCGGCCAACGCGAAGAAGACGGCCCGCGTCATTGGCGGGCTGAAGAAGCAGCCCAAGGTGGTCACCCCGCCGCGCGGGAAGCAGACCATCGAGATCGTGAACTGGGAGGCGATCGACCTCGACTCGATCGCCGTCCAGGTCTACCCGGCGAGCAAGATGCCGGACACCCCGGCCGGTCGCCGAGAGTACGCGCTCGAGCTCGCGCAGTACGGCGTTGCGAAGCCCGACGACATCTTCGAGATGATGGAGTGGGCGGACACCGAGGCCTGGGCTCGCCGGCGCCTCGCGGGCCGGAAGAACGTGGAGCGCGACATCGCGAACATCCGTCGCGGCAGGAACGTCGTTCGCGACGCCATCGGCGATCACGCGGTCGCGATGCAGATGATGAGCGACGCCTACGAGGAGGCGAAGCACGACGGTCTGCCGGAGAAGCGCCTCGCGGTCATGCGCAAGTACGTCACCGCGTGCACGAAGTTCCTCGCCAAGAAGCCACCTCTGTCGCCCGCGCCGCTTGGTCCTGCAGGCGGGCCGCCGCCCGGGGCCCCGCTCGGTCCGCCTCCTGGCGGCGAGCCGATCCCCGGGACGCCTGGCATGGGACCTCCCCCGCTCCCGAACGCGCCGATGGCGCCCATTCCTGAGGCTGCATGAGCACCACCGTCCTGAGCACCATCTCTAAGGCCCCTGCGCCCTCTCCTCCCCCGGCCGCCGAGACCTCGGCAGAGACCAGCGCCGAGACGTCCACCGCGGCCTCAAGCCCGGAAACGGGGTCGCCCGCCGAGGTGGCGGCGGCCGTCGAAGCCCCCGAGGCTCGCCAGCAGGATCCCGAAGCGAAGCCCGATCCGGACCTCGAACTCGCGAAGAAGTTCGACGCCGTCGCGCGGCGCGAGGCCCGGAATCGTCGCGAAGCGACCGAGCTTCAGTCCCTCAAGGCCTCGCTGGCCGAGAAGGAGAAGTCGCTCACGGCCAAGATGGCGGAGCTCGAGGCGGCGCTCGAGGATCCGGTCACGTACTACCTCGGAAAGGGAAAGGACCCCGTCGAGGTTGCCAAGCGCTTCGCCAAGCCGATGAGCGAGGAGGAGAAGCGCCTCGCGAAGCTAGAGGAGCGAGAGCGTCAGCGCGAGGAGGAGGCGAAGCAGGCGCGGGAGGAGGCTGATCGCCGCGCTCAAGAGGATCAGCGTCATCAGGTGATGCGCCGGTTCGTGTCGGAGATCACTCCCGAGGAGTATCCGCACATCACCACGGTCTATAACCCGAACCAGATTCCCGGGCTCGTGCGAGATCTGTTGGATGGACTACAGGACCCGACAGATCCTGAAAGTCCGACTCTGCTCGAAGCGTTCAAGGCAAGGCATGGCAGGGCCCCCACGAACAAGGAAATTCGTGATGCGTTGGAGCATCAGGCTGAGTCATATGCTATGACTCTCATCGAGCGACTGCCCAAGAAGCAAGTTGCCGACTCGCAAGTCACGCCAGCGACTCCGCCCGCAACCGAGGAGTCGACAAGCCTCTCGAACCAACACGCTTCGTCCTCCACGTCGTCACTCTCGCGGAATAGGTCGCGAGAAGAGGTGATGAAGGAGATCAAGGCGGAGCTCGAGGCCGAAGGCGGCGAGTAACCAACACTGAATCGCTGCCCGGCCGAGGAGAATGGCCATGGCGGCAGCGACGCCGGTTACGCACGACAGTTTGATCAAGCGCATCTATCCGACCCCGGACGATGTGCTGATCGCGATGTACGAGAACAACACGCTGGCCGCGATGCTCAAGAAGAGCTTCGACGGGTACGGCAAGGAATGGACGATGCCGGTGCGAATCGCGCACACGGCGGGTCGGTCCCACACCTTCGACAAGGCCAAGACGAACAAGGCCGGGTCGGTGACGGTCGACTACAAGATCTCGATCACCAAGAACTACTCGCTCTACTCCGTCGACGGACAGCTCCAGCGGCAGACGGCGAACAACAAGGGCGCCTTCGCCGACGCGTTCGAGTTCGAACTCGATTCCGCGATGGACGCGATGAAGCGCAACTTCGGCTACGAGCCGTACTTCAACGGCGGTGGCGCGATCGGCCAGGTCGCGAGCGGCCAGGCCACGGGCACGTTCACGCTCCTCAACATCAACGACATCGTCAAGTTCGAGAAGGGGCAGATCCTGGTCTTCTCCGTGACGGACGGGACGAGCGGAGCGGTCAAGGCGGGCACGGGCAAGGTCGGCAGCGTCGACCGCGACGCGGGCACCGTCACGATCGACCCGAGCTTCGCGGCGACGTGGAACGCGGCCGGCGCAGTCCCGACGATTGCGGCCAACGACTACATCTTCACCGACGGCGACTTCGGCCTTGGCATCAAGGGCCTCGACGCCTGGAACCCGGCGACGGCACCGACGACCGGAGACTCGTTCTTTGGTCTCGACCGGTCTTCGGACCCGGTGCGCCTCTCGGGCTCGCGGCTCGACCTCCGCACGCTCGGACCGGAGGAGCAGATCCAGAAGATGGCCCAGGTCTCCTACCGCAACGGCGGGAAGATGAGCCACGTCTTCTGGAACGACCTCGACATGCTCG